AATTACCACACATCTTCTTTGTTGCCATTATTTTATACCCAAGTCCTCAATATTGCTTTAGCTTGGCTCTTTTGTTTGTTGTTACCAAATTGTACCCACACACAATATTTTACTAGTAATGAGATGCTCAGTCCATATTTATCCATCAGACGATCCACTTTGGCAGGTGTATTTTCATCAGTCAGAGAAATACTATGTAGCTGAACCATTAGAGTACCTTCCCACATGTTGGGCATTTATCATCTTCCTTTTTGACAGGATTATTCTGAATCTTGAATACTGTATTATTGTTCACTAGTACAACTCCCTCTGGCTTTGTGCTAATAACTTCAAAAGACAACCTGCCACCAAAGTATGGAACCATAAGCTCGTCACCATTCACAATTGGAACACTCTCTAAAGCATCTGTGAGATATCTGGCATCAATAGGTGGAATTGCTTCTCTTGGTTCTACTATAACAAGACGTGCTGGATGTTTACATTTTTCTTTCTCTACTTGTATCATCCCACCTATACCAATATCTGAATTTCTCCTACCTAGTCCGTCAAGTCTAATCATTCTTTTGCCTTCATCACTAGGATATAGTGGAAGAGCTTTGGCGTATGTTGTCTTTTTGCCATCAATTCTTACAATATCACCAGTATTAATTTTCATTACATCCATACAATCATAATCAATTCTAACTACTCCTCTACCTACATCTCTTGTGTATGCCTCAAGAACTTTTAGTTTCATTAAATAAAATCCTCTTCAACCCAAGTCTGGTTATATTCTTTATTGCATCCGTCACACTTGTAAATTCCAGAACTTCTCTCAGGCTTGTTAGTTACACGAATAGGATTGTGACCTAGAATAATTCCATGTAGTCTTTCACCATTAGAGAAGAATCCGTAATAGTCAGAATCAAGTAGAGAATCAAACTTTACATCCTTGTAGAAGATTCTGTAGTAAAGTTTTTGTAATTTATTCATCATACTCTCTCCAACATTTCCTTCAAAAGATATTCTGGAACTGTACAATGAAGTATTACATGTTTATGATCTTCAACAAAAGTTTCAGTTATATCGGAAATTAAACGATATTCTATGTGTGAAATGTCTTTTTCTAAATCTTTAAAATTAGATGTGATAACTCTCATCTCTCCACCAATCCAATCTTCAATTTTTTCATGAATTAAGAAATTATCATATATCATTTCATTTATAATTAAAGTGACTTGTCCTGATTCATCTGGTTGTGGCCAAATTACTTCTTCTGTAGATAATCTCTGTTTAGATGATTGCTTTTTTCTTTTAAAAATATTCATAAAATCATCTCCACATAACCAAGAAGAGGAAATGAATACATCACTAAACTTTCCCTCTCCCTGGGCAAGCACATAACACGCTTACTGTAATTCATTTTAAGTTGACTCCATTTCTTTAATTTTCTCGTTTACTGTATCTTGTAGCTTTGAGTAGAATATTGCATCTGTTGGATCATCATCATCCACATCATAGCAGTAAAATTCCAACTCTTTGAGATTGTTAGAGATTGTTTTTAGTTGGTCGATTACTAAGGGCATTATTTTAGACATCAGTTGCAGTCTCCACAATATCCGTCATCATTGGATAGATCATTCTTCATCTCATGGCAGCCTCTGCATATGCCTCTGTGTATTCCCATACTCTCATCATATTCTGGTTCTCTTTCAGACAAGTTGTTTAGCATCCTCTGGTGCATCTGTGTTTTCAAAATTGTCTTTACTTTCCTGCTCATGAGTTCTCACTAGTTTTGCAAAATCATCTTTGACTGCTTGAACCTGTCCTGCATCAAGTCCGTGGAATGATTCGTAGTGGTGGAGTATGCTATCAAGCTCACCATTACCTAGAGTCCAATCACCAAACATGTTGTCGAATAATGCCTTCTGCTCGTTCTTGTACTTGTGATTTAGAACCGTTAAAAGATCTTGGGATTCACTTTCGTACATTAGTTGGCCATCTCCAATATCACTACTTTTCTTCCTTCAACTGAAGTGACTGTTGCTAAAAATGAGTCACCTTCACTGATTGCTTTGGCATCATCACCAAAGACTTTGATTTGTAATTTCTGTGATGTATTCATACTATGGTAAGGGGCACATGCACTATATATCAGTTGTGCCCAATGGGTACTGATAAATAATACCACTGTGACTAGATTTCATGGATGATAGAATCAAACTAACAGAAGACAATTTCAATTATGAATATTCTGGTGATACCAAACATATCAAATGGGAGTTGGCAAATCATCCAAGATATACAAATCCTTGGACAGAAGAAGAAGCTAACCAACTCAAACAACAAATCCTAGATGACCACAAGAAAATAAATCGTTTTAATCAGATTTTTGCAAATTATAAAAAAGTTGGTGCACCTATCAACAAACCTGAATTAACAGGAGTAGACCAAGGAGTAATAGATCAAATTCAGAATGTCATCATCCACACTCTAGAATACATAGAAGATGGAAAAGCACCAGAAGGATATGCAGGATTAAAGAATCATGACTGAATTTAATTTAGATGATTGGCCTGATGATGGTACTGACTGGGATGGAGTCCATGATGCAGTAATGAAAGTGATCTTATCTAATAAGGAGAAGATAGAAAAAATTACTGCATTTGCAAAGAAGCTTGCCTACTCAAATCCACATGTCTCTTGGCAACTCAAGCAACTATTGAAAGATCCGAAATGAGTAGCAACTATCCTCACATCTGCAAGTTTTGCAAGAATGAATTCACCAATAGGCATCCAGTTCAAGATTGCTGTTCTAGGAAATGTGCTCGCATGTATCAGATGCAACAAAAGCTTCTCACCAAAACTCTTTAAATGTAGATTATAGTAGACAGGTTGCTTGGCTCCCAAGAAGAAGACCGTTAAAAAAAAATCAATTGCTAAAAAATCACCTACTAAAAAATGGATCAAGAATGTAAAACGTAAATCCGCTATTGAGAAGGTAGACCCAAAACAACCACACATCAACATCATGTCTTTGGGTGAATCCAAAGAACTAGAGTTTGACTACTTCCCAAACCTGAATACAAGCGGTCTTTCAGGAACCAGAAAAACCATGGTTAATAGTTTGAAGGACGGGACCTACCAACCCAACATGGCAACAGTACCATATACAGCAGAGGTTGAGAAGAAAAACAACTATCTCATCAAAGCAGAACCAAAAAATGATGATTTTATTTCAACTGACAAGGATGTGTTTGAGTTCTCTGCTGAAGTCTACCAGAAACAGAGAGAGCAAACTTACACTAGACTTGAGACTCTCCTAAAACAGTACAGACGTTCCAATATTCCACTACTTCCAAGATACTATCACAACCCCTTGCAATATTATGACCACATTCTTCTTGCAGATGCTTACGTCAATTCATTCCAGGGAACTGTAATTGATGCTTACACTGATTTTATAATGCCCAAGACTCTCAAACCAGTTCTCAAACTACGCAATCCAAAAAAGCATGGAGACTCTCAAGCACAACAGAAATTAATCGAGGAGCACCAAGACATTATTGACAAGCTAAAACAAGTGGATGACTGGTATTCCGACATGGGACCAAAGGAAATAGACCCATACATGGACATGCCACTTCAACTTAAATTCAAGGCACTAATCACTCAGCATCTTACATTTGGAAGAGATGCACTTGTGTATGAGCACTGGGATCACCTGCCACATGTTACAGTTGATGGAGAAGAATATGAAGACATTCCAAATGCACTCAAGCTAGTTCACCCAATAGACATGGGAATGATAGAGTTGGATGAGTACACATGGAAACTTGGTGGCATGTACATCTACAACCAGCCTGCATTCATTCCATCCCAAGACATGCTATACCTTGTTAACCGTTATGCTTCTCCACTGATTGGTTCGTTCTACTATGGCTTTGCAATGGGACAGCGTTCAATAGATCCTGTCAGAGTGTATCGAAGAATACTTGCACAGAACTACCAGCAGTTCATCCGGAGCTCTCACAGTGGAATGGGTGCGTTTGTATTTGACAGCACTGGTTATAGTGAAGAAATAAGAAAGAAGATCAGAACCACAATCATCAACTCCTACAAGGCAGGTGAGATTGCAGTAATTGATTATGCAAACATCAAGGACTTTAAGTTTGAGGAGATGAAGATTACTGTAGACATTCAGGGACTCGTTGCAGTGCAGGAGGCAATGGTGAAGATAATGATTGGTGTTACTGGAATGCCACAGAGTCTCATATATGGCGAAGGTGATGCAAACCGCTCAACACTTGTCGGAAGAATCGTATCATTCATTAATAATCAGGTTGCACAACTTAGGACATCTATTGGTGGACAGATTGCAGCCCAGCACTACATGCCAAACTTTAGAATTCTCTACAAAGGAAAGGAAGAGTTAGAACTATTCTATATCGATGTAGAGTTTGAGGAAGCAGAGTTAGAGACTAGAAGTGAGAAGGTTGAGAGACTGCTCTTAGAGATGGAACTATTCCCATACAAGCCAGAGCATATTGGAGAGGAACTTGGTGACAAAGACTACATGACTAACATTGATGAAAAAGAAGGAACAGCAAAAACAAATGTCAGAGGGAGGAGCACCATTTAGAAACCAAGGCAAGCCATCAGGTGGAGGAGTATTTACTGTCAAAGGTCCTGGAGGGGAAACCGCCAAAGTAACACAGCGTAACTAATGGCTCAAGAGTTCCTACCGCTAATCAACGTAACCGCATCACCTACCAAAGTTTCCAGAGGACAGATGATTAGCATCTCTGTGAATATTGTGGAACGAACTACGCTGGAACCAATGCCATTTGATGTAATCTACATGGAGATACTGGATTCAAAAGGAGTTCCTGTATGGCCTCTCTCAACTATAGAGAAGAACTCTGCAACACTATCCAAGCTAATCTCAACAGCAGAGATGAAGAAAGGAAAGTACACCGTAAGAATCACTCCATCCATATACAGAAGACCAATTGGAGTTGCAGAATTTGAGATAGAAGACACTGACATGACACTGATCCCACTAATCCCCGTAGCTTTATTGGCTATTCCTTCATCAATGTTAGTCATGTAGTCTTTGTCACCAAGTTCCTCTCCAATATGCTCTGGCTTGTATGGGAATAGTTCCATCTCTAAGAGCAGTCTCTCAACCTTCTCACTTCTAGTCTCTAACTCTGCTTCCTCAAACTCTACATCG